AGCTAGGCAACAAAAATTATGGCTAAAAAAAGTACAGTAAATAAAGCTGGTAACTATACGAAACCAACAATGCGTAAAAAAATATTTCAACGCATTAAGGCACAAGCTAGTCATGGTACTGCTGCTGGTAAATGGTCAGCTCGTAAAGCACAGGCACTAGCTAAGGCTTACAAGAAAGCTGGAGGAGGATATAGATAATGCTTAAAGGTAATCAAAAGAAATTAGATAAGAATAGAGATGGTAAAATCTCAGGAGCAGACTTTAAATTATTAAAGAAAAAGAAGAAGAATGGCACTCGCAAAAAGTCAAAGAAGCCTTAAAGCTTGGGGTAAACAGAAATGGCGTACCAAATCTGGAAAGAAATCAAGTGAAACAGGTGAAAGATACCTCCCAGAAAAAGCAATTAAAGCTCTTAGCTCTAGCGAGTATGCAAGAACTACTAGAGAAAAGAGAAAAGCAAAGAAAAAAGGCAAACAAGTATCTAAACAGCCAAAATCAATCGCTGCGAAAGTACGAAAGTATAGGCAATTTAGTTAGAAAGGAGATATTATGGCTAAATCATTAACAGAACGACAAAAAAACACTCTTAAAAAGCATTCTAAACATCATTCTGCCAAGCATATGACTATGATGAGAAAAGAAATGCGAGCTGGAAAGTCGTTTAGTGCTGCACATAAGAAAGCACAGAAAAAAGTTGGGACCTAGTGGTAGCAAAAAAATATCAAAATCCCAAAGGTGGACTTAATGCTGCTGGTAGAGCTTACTTCAAAAGAAAAGAAGGAAGTAATTTAAAAAAACCACAAAAAAAAGGTACAGATGGTAGGCGAGTTTCATTCGCTGCCAGATTTGCTGGCATGAAAGGACCAATGAAAGATGAAAAAGGCAGACCAACGAGAAAGGCACTAGCACTTAGGGCATGGGGATTTGGCTCAGTTGAAGCTGCCAGGAACTTTGCAAATAGACATAAAAAAAAGTGATTAAAACATTTGTCCTAGTAATTAGTTTATGGGGATATGATGGCACTGAATGGAAATATGTTGGTAATCAAATGGTATATCAAATACCAATGTCAAAAGAATATTGTCAAATGAGAAAAGATAACTGGATTAAGTTTGAGAATAATGAATATTATAGATTAAGTCTTGAGTGTATAGAAAAGTGAATTGAAAAGTATATATCTTTTGTTTATTGATTGTAGTTTACCCAAAATCAAATATACAGGAGAAATGAAAGATATGGACTTAGATGGCATTGTAAAAAGAGTTGACGAATTAAAAGATGAAGTTAATGATATTAAAGAGATTAACAAGGTGTTAATGGATAAGTTGCAAAAAGCATATCAAGATAGGATAGAACTTCGAGCAACTAATCATAACTTAACAAATAAACTACAAGGAGTTGCAAATGCCGATGGGTAAAGGAACTTATGGATCAAAGAAAGGTAGACCAGCTAAAGCATCTAAGATGAAAAAAGCTGCTATGCCTAAAAAGAAAAAGATGCCTAAGAAAAAAGCTATGATGAATTACTAGTGTCAAGTAAAGCTAAAAGAAAAGGCACAAGAGTAGAAAACGAAATAGTAAAACTGTTTCAAGCTGAAGGATTTAATGCTAGAAGGCAACCTCTTTCAGGAGCTATACAAGACTTTCCCCACGATGTGCAGATTTCTGATCTCTTTGATGGAACTAACATAGAAGTCAAAGCCAGAAAGAATGGGGAAGGTTTTGCTCAATTAGATAAATGGAAAGGATCAGCTGATCTTTTAATATTAAAGAAAGACTTTTCTAATCCAATGGTGTATCTTGATTGGAATTTATTTAAGGAGTTTTTGTATGAGTATAGACGATCCAGACAAGGTAGTGAATCTGGAGAACAGGCAACTGTTCAACATAAGTTATCAGGAAAGACAAAGACTGAGAAAGATAGTACGAATGGTACATCTAAAATTCCTTCCAGAAAGTTTAATAACGGACAAGGAATGCGACAAGGTAATAGAAAGTCTTGGCCCAAAAATCAGAGAAAAATTGCTAGTAGAACATTTAAACAAAGTAAAATAGATGGCCCAACTCAATTACAAAGCAGATGGCAATATCTTAAAGGCATTTCTCAAGGGAAATGATTTTTTTAGAGGACTTAGAGGTCCAGTAGGTAGTGGTAAATCTGTTGCTTGTTGTATAGAAATATTAAGAAGAAGTCTTTTACAGAAAAAAAATGCTCAAGGTAAAAGAAAATCTCGTTGGGCAGTTATAAGAAATACAAATCCACAGCTTAAAACAACTACTATAAAAACATGGTTAGATTGGTTTCCTGAAAACGAATGGGGAACATTTCAATGGAGTGTACCTTACACACATAGAATAACAGTAGGTGAATTAGATTTAGAAGTTATCTTCCTAGCATTAGATAGACCTGAAGATGTTAAAAAATTACTATCATTAGAGCTTACAGGAGTATGGGTAAACGAAGCAAGAGAGCTTCCAAAATCAATTATAGATGCTTGTACTATGAGGGTAGGTAGATTTCCTAGTATGAGAGATGGTGGTGCATCTTGGTATGGAGTTATTGCAGATACAAACGCACCAGAAGAAGATCATTGGTGGCCTATTATGGCTGGAGATGTACCAGTACCAGATCATTTATCAAGAGATGAAGCATTAATGCTAGTTAAACCTGATAACTGGAGTTTTCATACTCAACCATCAGCTATGACAGAAAAAAAGAATAAAGATGGAACTTTAGAAGGATATGAAGAAAATATTTCATGTGAAAACAAAAATAATCTTACACCTGATTATTATAATAATATTATCAAAGGTAAAACTAAAGGTTGGATAGATGTTTATGTAATGAATAAACTAGGATCACTAGAAGATGGTAAACCAGTATATCCAAACTGGAATCAAGAAATGCATTTATCAAAAGAAGATTTAGAAGCTGGTCCAATGACTGTATTTATTGGAATAGATTTTGGATTGACACCAGCTGCAGTCTTTGGTCAAAAGCTACCTAATGGTAAATGGTTAATATTACAGGAGCTAGTTTGTTTTGATATGGGTATAGCTAGATTTAGTGAACTTCTAAAGCATGAGATAGCAAAAAATTATAGAAACTTAGATATAGAAATATATGGTGATCCAGCTGGAGATTTTAGAGCTCAAACAGATGAGACAACACCATTTCAAATACTAAGACAAAATGGATTGATGGGTAAACCTACACATAGTAATGATGTAGCTCTTAGAATAGAATCAGTAGAAA